CCTTATACAGAGTGTACTGAAGAAGAGTACAGTAGTTTAGTAGAGCAGATGCCCAGCACTATTAACTGGGCAGGACTAAAAGAAATAGAAATAGAGGATACCACAACGGGTTCTCAAGAACTTAGCTGCACAGGCGAAGTCTGTGAAGTTGTAGATATAGGAGCATAAAATGAAGAAGATAGTTATATGTGTTATTGGACTAACCGCTATCGGATTAACCACCGCAGCCGCAGCAATTAACAGCGATTGCGGATACGATGCTGATGGCAATTTTCGTCTGGGCAATGGGCAGGTAGCCGCGAGTGGGACATGGGAACATGCCAAGGAATGTGCAATGAAAGGCATTCTACCCTCTGTAGTTGCAGAGCGCCTTGGTAGGCTTGGCGATGAAAGCACGCAGAGTGAGGCAGACGAGTTACGTGAGACAAACACTCGCGTACAGGAAGAAAAGAAGAAGCGTGAAGTAGAAGTGCAGCCCCTGCCCCCTGCTAAGTAATGATTAAAGAAATCCAGATAACCGAGGACATGCGGCAAGCTGCTGANCGTAAGGCTTTCATGCTTGGAGAGTTAAACAATTCGATCATGCGAAGCGGTGGTTCTCAGTCTGGATATCTTGGGGAGATGATTGTCGTAAGCGTTCTGGGTGGCAAGCAAGATAACACCTTTGATTACGATATCGTTCTTGATGACGGCACCACAGTAGATGTAAAAACTAAAAGAACATCGTCTCCCCCACTACCCTACTACTCCTGTTCCGTAGCTAAGTTCAATACTTCGCAGAAGTGTGATGCGTATGCTTTTGTGAGAGTGAAGTATGATATGTCTATAGGCTGGTTCTTGGGTATGATAAAAAAGAATGACTTCTTTTTAAAAGCTACGGAACATAAGAGGGGAGACTGCGACCCCAGTAATGGCTTTGTATTTCGCGCTGATTGCTACAACTTGCCGATAGAAGAACTAGAATGACTTATTTCTTAATAAATTTTATGATGTTCTTATTAGGTATGTGCATATACTTAGCCCTGCCAGCAACAAGTTCGCATGGCAGTAGATCGCTTACAACGATGCTAATAGTATTTATAGTAGTTTTATTAAAGGTTTTACACGATGTCCACCAAGCATGATGCGTTATTGTATAAGATGTCTGTATCTTTGACACAGGATGGTAATGTAGCGATTGACTTTGAGGGGCCACCTTCTCCAGAGGACATAGAAGCAGCGTTTGATGAGTGGAACGCAGACTTTGAAAACACAAAAAAAATAGTCTCGCTGGTAAAATACCTACGAGACTATAGTGATAGACAGTACAGAGATTTAAAAGGTTTTATTTTTTAGGCGGCTCTTTCTTTTCCTTTGGTTTAATAGCTTTCTCATAATAGATTATGAGTTCTTTTTGCTGCTGGATATACCTTTTTAGCTCTGCCATGTTTAGTGCCAGTGTTTCGTAGTCACGCACACTCACGGCATAGAATACCAAGTCGCCATTTTCTTTCTCAAATGTCTTTTTAAAATCCGCAAAGTTCCTGTCCGTAACCACATAGAAATATATGTTGTTCAGGCTGACACTCTTAGGTCTGGCCTGTGCAGGAATCTTGCGCTCTACCTCTACTGTTTTTACTTCAAGGGGTAGAACTTTTCGGAAGCTGCTGCACCCCGTCGCCACTAGGGGGAGGAGCAATAGCACCAGAAATAGCTTCAAAGGACTCGAATAGTTTCTTCGTTCCATTGTTAATCTTCTTCTCTACAAGTTTTGGTTTCTTCAGACTAAGGACTAATAGGTTGTGCTTACGCAGCTTACCAATGAGTGTGTCCCTGTAGTTATTAGCCGCTTGCAGTTTACCTTGAAGTTCTTTGTTTAGTTCCTCAAACTTCTCACGGTCTTCGATCATAGCGTTGATCGTATCATCCTGCAGTTGCTTTGCAGTCTCCAGCTTGGCGTTGTTCTCAGTGAGTGTCTGTATCCTCTCCTGAGTATCCTTGTAGTAATAGTATCCGCCGTAGACTACGCCACCGACTAACCCTAACACGACTATAAGTATGTAAACTTTAATCACTTTTTAGCACTCATGTACGCGGTCATTCCCATGTACGCTCCGACCACACCTGCCTGTCCAATGTAGAAAAGCCCGAACAGATCGGAAAGTGCTTTAATCCGGGTGTCAGGAAAGATAGGCAGAAACACCAGCGCAGTGAACACAAGCATGGATATCATTGCTACCCATGCCATCTTCTTCTGCGCTTCCATCTTTTCCTTTTTCTCCAGAGCCTCCATAACGGCTAACTCCTTGTCGCTCACTACCCCGTCATTGTCGAGGTCCAGTGCGCTGTACTCGCTGTCTGGCTCCAGCTTCTTTTGCTCTCCCATGTGATACCTCCACCGTCTCTATGACGGCCTCTATGTTGTGGTGCCAGTGATCAAGAAAATGGTGTACTCTTGGATACTCAGGTACAACGTCTAGAAACTGCCACATAAACTCCTGCAGTATATTGTTGTAGTCTGGCATCCAGTAGTACACCCTCAGTATCACTGGTTCTTTTTTTATATATAGTTTAGCCAAGCCTGTTTTTAGCTTTGATAATATTCATACCAAATACATTGATAGCGGTAAGGATGGCTTGCACCTTTTTGTTGTCCGCTTCATTGGGTGTGATAGCTGCAAGGATGGAGAAGCCTCCAAATCCTGCAAGTGCTAGCACAACGATAGTGATGATTAGTTCCATTTTATTCTCCTGCTGTTATTGAAGGTTTTTGTTGAGTTGTTCCCATCTGGGGCTGTCTAGTGAACCTGTTATTTCCGGGTAATGGGGGAATAGGTGGATCGCCTTCACCCCTGAAAACTGCATCGCCCACTGTAGTTCTTATTGCATCTACAGCACCTAAAGTGCCGCCAATTGGATCAATGGAAGGCCGGTAGTTTCTACGTCTAGCCACCTCCTCTCTAGCTATGAAGCTTATTAGAAGATTGTTTAGTCTAGCCTGTATCTTTGGTGGGGGCAGTCTACCTGTCCGTATAACACTTGAAAGTATCTCTGCTGTTTCCTTGTTATTCATCATAGCTTTCAAAGCACTGAGCTTATTTACCCGCATCTTCCTTATGAGCATTTCTCCTGCCACATACTTTAGAGATATGACGCCACGGTTAACTGCGTATGCGCGACTAAGGAGAGATTCCATAGCTAAACCGCCGGGAACTCTTGTTGCTATTGTTAGTCCAATTCTGTCAAAAGCAAAAGGCCCGACTCTAGCTGTAAATTCAGCAAAGTCAAGAAGTTCATCGTAATGTTTTTTGCCATCTAAAACTTCTGTGAGAAGATGTTCGTTGTCTCTTAGATAATCATATAGTCTATCAGGATTAACTTCACTTAACGGACTCTCACCTCTAGGCCCGCCGGTCCCTATAATATCACCTCTAGATACTTGTAATGCTTCTTCTCTTACTTTTTTGAGTATATTACCTCTTTAATCTCTTTTCTGCGCTCTAGCTCTGACAGGTCTTCAAGTCTTTTGTATAAACTAGAATCTTTATTTAAGTTATGAAATATGTTGTCAACGAGATCATCCATCCGGGTTAACCCGCTAGCGGTTTCATCTGCTAGATTTAAATTAGTCCTTAAAATATCTAGAAACAGATCGGCTCTGCCCGTTTTTCCCGCTAAGTTTGCAAGATGTCCTTCAATACTGTTATACAAATTGATTTTCAATTCAGCGTCTTTCATGGTTATAACCTTTGTCATCTTTTCGACAGTTTCTCCAACATCCGCATCTATATTATCCATAAGCTGGCCGACACTTTTATTTCGTTGAGCAAGAGATGCTAGAGATGTTCCTAAACCAGCATCGTCAACGCTAATACCGAACTTTTTAAACAATTGATTTGTTTTATCAAGGTACGCATAAAACTCTTTAACCTTTGTATCCGTCAGCTTAATTGAGTCATAAACTTCAGCACTATCTAGGTTAAGTTCTACTGTACCATCCTTCCTTACCATGCCCTCAAGAGTTGTTTTTGGCGCTTCAGAAAAAGGAACATCTGAAATATCTATATTATCTGTAGCCCTAATAAACCCTTGATTTACT